TCCATATATCACCGTTGCTGTTACGCTTGAGCCAACCCCAACATAAATCCCGTTAGGGCAGTAAATACCTTCGCCTGGAATCTTAACAGGTAAACCTACTGTATTAAATGTATCTAATTCAACATAAATATTTGTGTACATTGTTACTGTACCAGTAGCAGATCCAGATGTAGCGGAAGTTACTGTAAAAGTATTAGTCGTTACATTAGATACTTCGTACACACCATCACGCATGGTTGTTCCAGGAGCAACATCCAAAAACACCCGTTGACCATTTACCAAACCATTGCCGTTAATTGTCACCGTAACCGTTGTTCCAGTCCTGCTCCAAGTCCCTGACTTTGAAACTGCTGGGTCTGCAACTGCCATGTTTCTTGCCGATACCGTACCGCTAGTAACTGTTACATTTTTTAGACGAACAGACTCTGTAGTGGCAGTACCAGATGCGGAAGCATGATACGATTTAACGTCATATTGCTGCATAGTGTCATCCGTAAAACAGCGTAGTTGTTACCGAAGCTGGTAAACCAACATAAATACCGTCTGTCGCTAAAATACCTTCGCCTGGAATCAGTGTATAAAAAGCCGTAGCAGAAGAACAGTCAAGCTCAACCAAAATACTTGCGTACATCGTTACATTTCCATTAGTTGTTGCTGAAGCCACTGCAACTGTAAATGTGTTTGTGCCAACGGTAGCTACATCATACGGACCATCAGCAGCAGACCCAGAGGTAAAGTTTAAATAAACCCTGTCCCCGACTGCTAACCCATGATTATTAATAGTCACAGTACAAACAGTGCTTCCTGGAACATCATAAGTCCCAGACACACTGACGTTATTAGCAAAAACAGAATTAACTGTTGTAGACGCAGAAGGGGACATAAGAACCCCTTTTAAGCGAGTTCTATACCCTACCGCCACACCTGATGCGCTTGTGTGTGCTGACTTTACGTCATATTGCATTGCCATAATTAATCCTCTTTATGTTCTGCTGGTGGGCGGTCTAATTCGGTTAACAACACGTCCACCATTGCAATTGCTCCGTTAGCCTGTTGGATAAGATCTAAGTACTTTTGCCGTTGCTCAAGTGCCTGATTTCTCAAATCCAACAGGTACGCTTTATCTAACGTAGCCATTAGGCATTAAAGTTAGCAGCAGTAGCGGCAAGCAGGTAATAATCACTACCAGCAATTTTTACACGCAGTCCATGAGTAATCTCATTAACGTTGGTAATAGTACCAGTAGCGGCTAATTTAGCACCAGCAACAGTTACGCCAGCAAGGTTTAGCAAATAACCGTTGGTATCAACAGTTGCTGCGCCTGTACCATTAACAGAAGCGTAAATTAAAGAGGTATTTGTGCCAGTAGATGCTCCAGAAGCACAGTTAAGCTCAATTTCAACAGGAGCATAACTACCTGAAGAAGTGCCTGCTGAAAGGGTCAATTCAGCCACAAAAGCTGAACCTAAACCAGTCGTGCGACCTGTAGCACCATAGGTAACTTGAGCTTTTAAGGCGTTAGAAAACGAACCCAAAGCTACGTTGGTATCCATCTCAAACAAAGTACGTCCACCCGTGCCGCCAACACCTGTCATTGTGACAGAAGTAGTACTAGCATTGAATGTAGCTGCACCTGTAGAGGTATTTGTAATATCAGTGATAAAGCCGTTGTCGGATGCCACTGGACCCGAAAAGGTAGTACGTGCCATAATAATTCTCCATACAGAGTTAAGCTTATTAGTCTTGTATGCGTCTGCTGGGGCAGTCTAATAAGCTGGTTTTTCCCAGTTTTAATAATCTTACTACAAACAAATAAAAAAAGGGGAGTTTTTGGCTCCCCTTTTTATTAGCCTAATTAGGCTCCAGCAGAACCCCACATACCGAGGGGATCAGACCAGCCAAAGCTGTAACGCTCACGAGACTTGTAACGGACGTTACCAGTATCGAAGTCACCGTCCATGCTGTTGCTCAAAGGAGTACGAACGAAATGCTTCATACCATTTGGAACATCAGTACAGAGGAAGTAAGCATTTGGATCGGTCAGGTAGTTATTAACTGAATAACCTTCTGGGATCGAACCATTGTTTACGATAGCGTTAATGTCGTTGTCTGCGGTACCAACACGAAGCTGAGTCTCTAAGAGACGGGTAGCAACGAACTGGAGTGCAGGTGGAACGATTAACTTCTTAGGTTTAGCAGCGATTAACAAACTACGCTCATCTGTCCATGCAGCGATCTGAATAACGGCGGCTTCCAAGGAAGTCTCGTTCAAATCAGCAGGGGTAGATTGAGTATTGCTGTTAACACCACCAGAAACCAATGGGTGAGATGTCGAGAACAAAGGTACACCGTCACCACCGTAATAAACGGCAGAGTTAGTGAAACCGTTGTTTAACACAGCAGCAGCTTTAACCTGCTTGGTGTACGCCATAGCACGAGCCAAAGCCTTGGTATAACGAGCTGATAGGCTGTCATACAAGTTGTCCTCGATTGCCTCTTCCGTTAGGGAGAAGCCAAGGGCGATGGTTTCGTGGTTATAACGAGCTGTGAATGCCTCTTGTGCATTGTCATAAGCGATGGCAGAACCTTCGTTTTTGACTGGTGCAGCGGAGAAGCCTGACAGTTTGGTTTCTTCTTCGAACGAACGCTCAGAGGTCTCAGTATCGTAGATCTCTTTGTGTTGTTCACCATATGTTGCGTACTCAAGACCAAACAATGCGTTCAGACCTGGGAGCAACTCTTTCAGTAGTTGTGCACGTGAAATAGCCATTTAATTGCTCCTTAAGCTGCAGTTGCAACAGGGGTTGCACTGTAATAGGTATGTACGCCAAAGTTGAATTTAACGATTACCTCAGTGAAAGATCCAAGCGCATTAACAGTCTCTGGTACACCCGCAATAATACGGAATGGAAGAGTGGTTGTTGACGAGCTGGTGCTGTTTAAAACGCCTTCATTTGAATCACCAGAAGTTGTAGAACCAGCGGTTGTCAAGATTGATACGTTGTTACCAACGTCAGTCTGAACTAAGCCACCAATGGTGGTTGCGTCTGACAATACTGCTACTTTGAAAAGTCCATCTGGATCGTCAGCTACAAACGCAGTAATATCCGAAGCGGTAATAGCGCCTGGATAGAATTGCTGTTGTAGCAACTGTTTGGTAGTTGGGTTTGTGAACTGACAACCCATAAAAATACCAACGGCATCGGTTGCGGTAGCTGTGGTTGAAACACGGCTCAAAGCACCATCTGTGTTCAGACGTACAACATCACCAAAGAAAATGGCGGTTGTAGAACCTGAAATGATGGGAATTGAACGAGTTTGACCAGCAAATACCTGACCACCAATCAAATTGATTGGTCTGAACCCATAGGGTCCTGATACGGTAGGATAAGCCATTTAAAACTCCTAATTAAGTTTAGTTACCTTTTCCAAAAGTCACCGTAGATTTTTTCTCATTAAAGAGGGGCATCCTTGGGTCATTCTGGCGCATTAAATTATTGTCTACAGCGTCCATCTGACTTTCAGCTTGAATTCGGTAATGTTTATTACGTTGTTCAACGAACTCTTCTGGAGTTTTGCAAAGCAACAATCCGCCAATCTCAATGTTGTCCTTAAAGCGACTATTGGGATCAACTAGCAGTTGGAATTTGGGTTGTTCTTCAAGTGCCACAGGCTCCCAACCTTCTCTTAGTTTCCCAGAGAGATTGCGGGGGTCCGCCTGATTTAGCGTTGAAGTACGAATCCAACGATATTTATACCCAGCCTGTTTATCTGGCTCAGGGAGAAGCTCCGCTGGCGCCCACTGCTTAGGACGCTCACTGATTTCTCTGGTATCTACTTCACGAGTAATTCTGTTGTTAGCCATATTAGGCCTCCATTTTTATAAGTTCACGGGCATATTGCTCTGGGGTCAAACCTAACTTCTTCGCTATCGCAAGCTGGGACGTATTTAGCTTGATTTTCTTAGAAGATGTACTTCGACTCGCAGGTGCAACTACCGTACTCGGTTTTAACCGAGGTGTACTTTTTTCATCGTCAACTTTTTCTTCCTGGAAATTTTCAGGAAAACGCCTACGCATAGTTTCATCTATGCGCTTGTAATACTCGTCAGTAGTCGCATATGCTAGCCCGTTTTCTTTGACAAGCTTCTCGTGAAGCCCTAAGGCTAGGCTTGTCATTTCGTCATCTTGACCAAACCAAGAGTTACGCTCTTGCCAAGCCGAAGCTTTTTGGTCACGGACAGGCGCTGCTTCCGTCTGTTGTGGTATTTTTACTTCATTTTCTTGCTCTTGTAAAGCCCTTCGCTGATTTATATTTTCAGCGTAGCTAGAAGCTTTATCAATTTTCATCTTGGCAGAGGTTAATTTATCCTGTGCTTCGACTAATTTTTCTGAATCTCCAGCGTCATAGGCTTCTCTATATTCCTTTTTAGCCATTGCTAGTTCTTGCTCAGCACTCGTTTTAAAGGAGTTAACTGCCGCTTCGTCACTAGAATTGACTCTACCTTTAAGCTGTTTTATCTCTTCGTAGAGGTTTTTAGCTACTTGAATAGCTTCTTGTTGTTCTCGTAAGGCTTTTTCTTTCTCCCTACGTTCGTCGTGATAAAACTTCCTAAAAGCATCAATTTTGCTTCTGGCTTCTTGAGAATAAAGGTCTAACTCGTCTTTTTCGACTTTTTCAACAAATTCAGGTTTTGAAGTTCTACGCCCTCTATCTTCAATAGGAGTGTCATCTTCAATCTCAATTTCAATTTTGTCTTCCTCTTCTACTGGTTTACCCTTAGATTCTACTTCTTCTACGGGTTTACCCTCGTCTTTTACTTCATCTATTTCATCAGGAAATTTGTAATTTTCCATATCGTCAGCTCCTTATTTACGTTTAATGCCACGTGGATCGTCAACTACACCTTCTACGGAGTCATCATTAATGATGCGAAACTCCCGCCCATGAATTACTAATCGAGTACCAGCATTCGGTCTAACAAGGACAAAATCACCCTTTTTACACCAAGCTCCCGTTGGGAACCGTACTGGATCCTTATAGCAATCTGGACCTAGATCTACTACAAACAACACCGTCGTCAAAAGTTCGTCATATCGTAGGGTCTCGTCTGCTTTTAAAATCCCTCCGTCATGCTCCTTATCAACCTCAGGAATAGCACATAAAATGCGATACCCAGAAGGTTTAGGTAGTTGTGTTGCCTTTTCTTCACTTGACTTATCAAGCAGCTGCGCTAAATCTACCGCCTTATTTAAGTCTAACGTTTCACTCATCCGTGTTCTCCAATTTGTCTTTGAGGTCTAATACGTAACCCCGTGCGGTAAGCAGACCTCTAATCTCTCCGCAAAGTTTTTGATACTGAACGTGGTCTAAATTACCTATAACTACCGATTCTTTTAATTGCTCAACCTTATCGTCTATCTGTTTAGCAATTAGTTCTAACCCTGTCATTTGTTATCCTTTTTTTGTCTAGAAGCATTTATTTGAGCAGCTATTAGCTGTGCAGCTATCTGCCCTTTCTGGGTGTCAATCTGATCTTTCTTATGCGCCATATCAATACCCATCCGTGTACCCTCCATCTGCTCTTTGCGATCAAGATCATCTTTATCCTTGGCAATCTTGGCACCTAACTTAGTACCTTCTAGCTCGCCTTGGATCTCAACTCGCTCACGGTCAATGCTTAACTGCTCTTGTCTTAAGGCAACGTCAGCCTGATCTTTCTGTATCTTGCGGTCAAGTTCCTTCGCCTTAAGCTCAAGTTCTTGCATCTGCATCTGGATAATCGGATCTTGCATCTGTTGCTGAGCTTGTTGTTGCGCCGCAGCAGCCTGGTTCTGTTGTAACAACTGTTGAGACGCCTGAGCCACCAACCTAGACAACTGAATCTCGTACTCTTGAGGCATAGTCTCTTCGTCGTCGTTAAGGTAAGGTATCGGTCCACCAACTTGCTGCTCAATCTGTTGACGGTACTTAAAGCCAAAATGCTCCGCAATGTGAGCCTGCAATGACGCCGCGATCTGCTGCGCCATGGGGTTCTGCCCAATTACTTGTTGAGTCATCGGGTCTTGCAAGAAACTATTGTGAGCTAGCAAATGCGCATCGTGGTCTTGATACGCAAACC